CGATTTGCCCAGTTGTCTGGGATATCTTGAAACCCCATTGAATACAGATAGTAAATTGCGATTTCCGCTGTTGTTTTTATAATTATTTTGGGAGGTGATGCAAAGGGCACATTATATTTATTCTCCAGATAAGTGTTTACTTCGGATTGTGCATCATCAACGCATTGTTGAACAGCTTCAGTAAACGAACCAGCGCCGACAACTGGATTGCCTGCAATCAGGTTGTTTATGTCTTCTTCAGTTAAAAGCCCTGTTTCATCCGCAAGCCCTAGAATGTCTTTGTCTGGCATCCTGTCTGCAATATCTTTAATTGAGATATAATCTGCCATTATTGTCATCCTTTCCAAATATTTCAGTGGTTTTCAGTTGTAAAGAAAACCTTTACAACTGAAATGACTTTTCTATGGAAGCCACGGAACCATAAGCGGTTCAGCAGTATCCTTCCAAATATTTGAAGTACTACCAATCAGTTCAGCTTTCAAAATTTTTCGAACCTCTCCTTCTAAAGAAGGCCCATGCACCAGATGGGTCGGTCGAATGCCTAAAGGCTTGCCAGCTTCATTCGTAAATCCTTGCATGGCGGCACGTGCAGCAGCGTAATTGACATCATTGAACGTCTGCTTACTGCCAAAGGCCAACTGCCACAAACCAAAACCCACATTTTTGCGATCATCTACACCATAGATGTACTTGTTTTGATAAAAGACATTGTCATCATTGACACGTGTCCGCGCAACAAACTGCGGTTTTTTTCGGATTTGAAATATAACCGGTTTGATTGCGCGGCTTAAATCCATCAAAAACCATGCAGTGCCAGTGCCGCCGCCAGAATTGGAGACAGTCTTATCACCCACTGGGTGATCGGTTGCAAAAAAGGCTTTCTTGTCATAGCAAGGCGTGTCCCAACCAGACAAAAGTAATTCATGAAAGATCAATTCATCCGGATGCGCCTTTGCACTGCGCCCCATTTCCTGAATAATCGGCGTATATACGCCATAAGAATCATCTTCAATGTCATCGCGGTCAACTTCCACAGTGCTTTCAAATTTTTTGTTTTTGATCGTATATTCATGGGCGACCAAAGATTCAATTTGTCGTTCGCCGACCCATTCTTTCATGCCTGGAAAATTTCCCAACCAGGGATAAGTGTTTTCCTTGCCGCCAGTGTTGACAGGCATTGCAATTTTATCATGATAGGTCGTCGCATCTGCAAAGGCATTATTGAAAAGTACTTTGAAAGAAGTATACAGCCCCTGCAAATTTGTTTGATTTATGATCATTTTTTGATTCCTCCTTTAACCTGGGATTTCTACCCAGCAATAACCATTGTCAATGCCGACAAGTGTCCCTGCCTTGTTTGACTCAGACGCTGTCGCGGCCACTGTTTGATTATCCGCAACCAGTGCGGGTTTAAACATATGCGCCTGTGTCAATGCAGCAGTCCCCGAATTTTTAATCTTAAACCGGTTATGGCGCATGACAATGACTTCTTTATCACCATCAGATGCGCCGGTTGCATCCACACGATCACGCGCAATGCCGATAACATCATTACTCGCTGATGTATTTGCCGCAGGGATTGCATAACCTGAGGCATTCACGCTAACCATTGTCCCCACAGGGATCACTGCATCCGCAGCCACTTTTACAGAAATTTGGTGCACGCCTGAATATGTCGTTGCAATGTCTGCTGTTGTTGCTGCCATTATTCACCTCCAAATTTTTTAAATTGTTCGTCTGAAATCCCAAGGGTCTTATTAATGGATAATTGCACATCATCCAAAGTGCCCGCATCAGGCTTCCCTTTTTTCGGTGGTTCTACCGGCACAGCCGCACCAACCTTGCGAGAAAGTACAATCAATTTAAATTGATCTGGATTGGTTTCCGCAAGCTTTGCCGCCCATTGTTCAAGTTCGGCTTTCGTGACTTTGCCTTCTTGCGTGGCTTCATCAATCAACGCTTTTGCCTGCATTTTTGCGATCATTACTTCCTGTTTGGCAATCCGGTCAACCAATTCTTTGCTGGATTCCTGCATGCCTGCCAGTGTTTGGATTTTGGCCACAATCACCTGTCTGTCTGTGCCTTCTTCCAGACCAAGCGCTGTAATGACTTCTTTAGGAATCACTTCTTTCGCTGATGCCTCAGCAATGGCTTTGTCTTTTGCGGCAATGACTTCCTTATTTTTTTCGACATCAGAGGCCAGTTTTTTTATTGCTGCAAAAATGTCTTCATCTGATGCATCTGCATCACGCCCCAAAAGCTTTAAAAGCTTTTTTCGCTGTTTTGGGTCCATTTCATCCTCCATAAATGGTTGTTGTAAAACAAGTATCTCACTTGTTTCATCTTGTTTACTAATTAAAGGTTCAATATTTTTCAGACGTGGCACATTAGTCAGCGCCACATTATATAATGATATAATTTGCCGGTTATCCTTTTTCACAAAAAACACAGGCGAAAAGTACCGGTATTCCTTTTCTCTCAAATACGTTTTCGCGCGATCCGTCCACTTTACCTTGCATTTAATGCCTTTCTCCCACCATAGTTTGCTAATCCACCCCGCTGCAGGTGCTTCGCTCTCACTTAATGTTTGATGCTCGTAATCAATTACCATGTCCACGCCGCGTTTTGTGAACCGGTCAATAATTTTTTGTGCATTGACTTCTGACAAAAAAGCGGGTTCTTTTCCAATTGCTTCTATTTTGCCTTCTGGCAGTATCATAAAAGTTGTGGGTATTTTCATTTTATAAATCCTCAAATATAAATTCTTCAATGGACGCTAAAGCCGTGTCCAAATCTTCATCCTGAAACATTAAAAACGGCCTGGGCGGTATTGTCGGCGTTCCCTTTTGTTGATAAGGCGCATAAGCAATGCGCGTTCCGATTCGGATCTCATCCCTGCGGACACGCATAAAAAATTTACTTCTCAAATTGCCAGTCTTCACAAGTATTTTATGATTAGGTGTTTTTAATGGCTTCCATTTCTCAGGTCGCCCGCCTTCCTGAAAATTCTTGTCAATTGATTCCTTAAACCCGCTGCCTGCTTTTTTCAGCATATCCGGAGAATTCAGCTTAACGATTGTCCGATCAAATATATCTAATTCTGATATCGAAAGATTGATCACGTCAAACCCCCCAGCAACCTTTCATCCTTCCCCGGAATCGGTACGCCAAAACGCTTGCTGATATGTTCAATGGATATCGGCTGCCCCATTTCAACCAGATTTTTGTAGCACTGCGATATTGACAGTAAATCTTCACTTTCATCCAAATTAAACCGAAACACCGGTCGCGGAACATCCCATCCGAAATTATACCCCATCAACGGCCTTATAATCTGGTTGTTAATCGTATCCGACAACCCCCATGCATCCCCTTTGACAAGGTCTTTTCTGACATTGTTGCCGGTCTCACTGCTTGCACGTGCCCCAACAGAATAGTTTTCAGTAGAAAGTGCATTGCCAATGACCGCCTTGCTCATTTCTTTGTTACAGAATTCGGCAAATACCTGGTAGATATTATCTTTTCCCGCATGACTGGACGCTTGAATAAATTCAATTTCGGCATTCTTTGAAATGATACCAGCACCATCACTGCCGATTGCCCTTACAGCATTCAATAAATCCTTTTTTTCCTTTTCGTGCTGTTCACCTTCACCAGGCGCATAGCGTCCCAATCGGAAAGGAATGCCATAAATATCACAAAAGGCAGCCCAATCTTTGATAGCATACCGTTTAAACAAATACATCCAGGCACACACACGAACAACGCCCGCCCGCGTATCATGCCCGCTTTTGGCTTTATGCCGATGATATACAATCCGATAAGCCGGTATCTCTGATGCAATGCCATATTCATCAAACCATTGTGGATAAGCGACTGTATTGATAAAGGTCAGTTTTGTCGGATGCATATACGTTAGTTTTGCCGGTATATGATAGCTGCCATCCCACACCCAACCAATATCAACGCCTGAATATCCTTTCCCAATGGCATCCAGCATATCAAAAAACGCTTGATCTAATTCAGGGATGGCTTTTAATGTTTGTTCAATAAACTTTGCATGCGTTACATCCGCAGCCGCATTCGATACCGGCAGTACTTCCCAGTCCAGTTCACGTGCTACCGCATTTTTTCGTTTTACCAGTTCGCCATTTAGGTGACCGTCCTTTTCTTCCATTTCCTCAAAAAGCGCCGCCTGGGCAAGCACATCCCCATTGTCTGCATCTCTCAGGATGCGTGCAAGTTTATCAGGTGTCAGATTATATGACGGACTATAATCCGTCCGCTCATGCGGTTGAATGGTCCCCAGGTCTTTTTCTGATGGACGGCTTGTCTTTTTGAATAAGCGTCCGAGATTGTCAAGGAATTGAATTTTCATGTTAATTCCTTTATTCGTTCCAATCTTATTTTTTGAGGCAGTGAAAAACAGACATTATAAGTGCGATCTTTGCCCCGACAACATCCG